AGGTATTCCTCCAATTTCTTTTTCGGTTATCGATAGTTTATTCCAAAGCTTGTCTGGTCTATTCATTGAGTAACCTCTGTATCCTCTTCTTTTAAAATAATATAAAAGTCTAGGCTTATTATTTTCACATAGTATAGGCATTCCATAAAATACACAAGCCATTAATACGTCTTCAAAAAACATCTCAGCTGTTTGTGGTCTTGCTACGTATTCTAAAAAGAAAGTACTCGGTGGAGCATCTTCCATACTAAACTTAGTTAAACCGTGTAACGCTCCTTTAGATCCTCTTCCGTCTACAGTTCCTGATATATCATAACTGTCACATCCGAAAGCACCCATGTGTTCATTACCTGGCCATCTAACACCATTCTTTATTAATTGCTTGTTCTGTAAGTTAAAACTAGGTGTCCAAGACACTAAGAATCTTCCCTGTTCATTAGGCATAAAAATAACTTTTGTATCTTTAATACCCTGTTCCCATTGAAAGCTACCTCTTGTAACTACATTACTATTAGCTAAATCTTCATTGTAATCTATTTGCTCGTATATCTTAGCTAAATTAAATATACTGTTTTTTGTTTCATCACGGAATGCATGTTCCTCTGTACGTGGAAATTGTCTGTAGAACTCGTTTAAAGCATCCTGGTCGCCTTTTAATCCTTCTACCTCATTATTCCAGTGCTCTATAACTCCGACCTCTATAACCTCTCCCTGTGGGCCCGTGGTGTCTGTTGACGGCGTATTGAATACAGGTAATCCATAAGAATCAATGAATCCCTCGTAGTTCCACTCCATAGGTATGAACAAAGAATAGAGTCCTGAACGAGTCTGCCCATTGGCATTTCTCTTTGTAACGTCTGATCCATTATATAATTTTTTAAAATTTTCACCACCTTTATCTAAAGCATTTGATGTTGATCCCATCATACACTTTCCTATAATCCTAGAACCTAGTCTTAATGTCGTTTTCGTAACCCTCCAGTTGTTGAGGATGTTGTTCGGCCTTTCCCATTTCCCACTCTCATCGTGGACGAGGAGTTTGAGTTTCTCACCGTCGTACGCGTTATCACCGGTGTTCTTCCAGTCGATCGTGGTGTCAAGACCCGCAAGCGCGACCTGGGAGACATTCGAATCGAGTCTCCTACGGGTAAGTTTCGACGCGGGGACCCTGTATGCGAGCTCGGTCTTGGGCCTGTCCATACCGTCTTGTATTGGTTTGAAGAAAAACGGGAAGTTAACACTAATGGGTACAACCTTATCTGTGAACATTTTCTTTGCATCGGCTCCAGATTTGGACAATATCCCAAATCGTGAATCGCTTGATATGGTGGCCATGTTAACCGTCTCCCCAGACGCCATGAATGAAAATCCGCTACGTCTATTCTTGAGATATGACATACCATAACATCGTGAGTCCGCTTTACAAGCTTCCCAGAAGATATAAAATAATCTGTTTGATTCTCTAAAGTCTGGCTTCCCAACATCAATTTTGGACCACTGCAGGTACATAAAATGAGTACCAGTGATGTAAGTAGCCACGCCCTTATTATTAAACCAGTAACCTTCGTCTCTTTTAGCAAATTGTTCATCTATATAATCCCCCCACTTTGTTTTGAAACCTTCAGGATATTCTTTCCAATCAAAAATGCTTTTTATAGCTTTTAATTCTTTAGGATATTCTTCAGGTGTCCATTTGTTAGTATTCTTATTAATTTTCGAAGGAGCTAAAGGTAATGCTATTTTAAGATTTTGAATTTTATATATTTCACCTATTTTTCCTGTCTTGCTTATTACAACTACATCATGCTCTTTGTTATAACCGTACTCCCATTTTTTTCCTTTGTTTAATCTAGATATAGTTGTTTTTTTAATGGGTTCAATAACTTGATATAAAGTCTGTTTATACATTATTTAGATCTTTTTTCAGCAAACCCACCAAACTCTTCTACAACTACTTCTTGCTTAGGTTTATTATCTAATAATCTTTGTTCTTCGTCTATGCGATTAAGTATTTCAAAAGCATCGAATATAGCTAGCTTCTTAGTTGCTGCTGCATTCTTAAGTTTGTCTGCTGTTAAATCATCATCTGAATCAACAATAGCTTCTTTAGCAACCTTTATAAGTTCTTCAACGGCTTTGTGCCCAGCTTGGATTATACTCTTCTTCGTTTCCTTTATGTCCATATTTGATTGTAATTGAAGTGGTGGGAACTCGGTATAACCTCTGCCCGTCTATAACAAATTCATACTCGCTGTTTGGTCTAAACCCAACTAAAGTATCAATCTCTATATTTTTATTTCCGTATTTTACTATACCTTTAAGAGGCTTTTCAAAATCTACAGAAAACATTTTTGTTTCTTTTATAGGCATTACAAAACAGAAACCTTCTAAAGCCATCCACTCATCATCTCTTCGATAAGCGTATATCTGATCGGGTTGAACTAAATAAACATCTTCGCTTAAATAGTTTTTACTGTTTTTTTCTAAGCCTTTAATATCTCTAAATCTTCTAAAAATATTATGATGAACTATTACTTCATCACCCTCTTTTAGTTCTTTATATTTATTAGCCAAAGGAAGACTAAGTACAGAACCAATTCTATTTGTATATTCATGATTCTGTAAGTCTGTGTTTAGCAATAATTCTTGTCCATCGATTGTTTTCTTTCCAGTCGTTCTGTCTCCTTTCGGTGCAACTAGATAATTAAATACGCTGTGCATTTAATAAGATAAATCGTATTCTACAGATATAGACATGTTCTTGTTAAAGTCTTTCCAAGGCATTATTAAATCTTTCTTGGAAATATAAATAGAGTACTTGTCTTGCTCTTCTAAAATGTGAGCTATAATATGACCGCCATACACTTCCTGTCCAACAGCATAGTGCATAGCGTCATTCTTATAATCTTTACCTATACTTATCTTTCTAATTTGATTCTTTGACATCGCTAATTTCCCCAGTGTTCAAATCAATGTTTACAGAACCGTAAACTTCTTCTAAACTTTCTTGAATTACCTTAACCGCTTCAGCCGCTTTCATAGCTTCATCTAAATATACAAGTTTTTGCAATTCAAAACCTCCTAATCTAATTTGTGCCTGATTTTGTGATGAAACACTTTGCTGCAGTGTAGAAAGTTCTTCTGCTGTGATTGATTTAACATCTTTTGACTGTACTTCTAACGTTTTTAATTTACTCATAATGATTTAATTTAATTACTGTTTATATGGAAATGCTTTATTTAACATTTCTTTTCTTTTATCACAACCACAATCTCCAGGGATTAGTTCAACTAATTTTTTAATACCCGTAATTTCGGTTATTTTTTCAACAGTATCACCTAGCCCTTTTGATTTCATTGTATTTTTATCTTTTAAAATAATTCTTTTTTAACGGAGATTTCCCTTTGAAAAAACCAGGAGCCATTGCATTAGCTGCTTTGATATCTGTTATCGTGGTATCTTCTTTTTTCTTATCAACTAGAGCTGCTGCTGCTTTTGCTTTCTTGGCTGCTGCTAATTTTACTTTTGCTTCAAGTTCCTTTTTATTATCTGATTCTTGTTTAGTTTGCGAATTATCTCCTCGGTCTTTATCTCTACCAGCACTTTTAACATTGCCAGTTTGCCCTGACAAGGCTGACTTGTTCTGATCCGCTTGCGCTTGAGCTCCTTTAGCGGAAGCTGCCCCAAGTGCTGAGTTTTTATCAGCTCTAACTATTTTCGCGTCGTTTTTAACTTTGCGCATATACTTTATACGTCCTCCAGCTTTTTCTTTTTCAGCTTTTGTCATATTTTTGTACTTGGCTCTTGCAGATTTTACTTTACCTTGCATCTCAACTCTAGTACCAACTTTTCCTCCTCTTATAGTTTGTCTACGTGACAAAGCTGTTTGAGAATCCCCCATATCTTTAGTACGAATAGTTTTTGTAGAGCTATTAGTTGTAGTTTCTTTTTTACCTTTTTTTACGGTATCTTTTTCGAATTTGCCAGTACCTATTTTGTTATTAGTTTTACCGTCTTTCGTTGGATTTTTAGTACCGTACTTTTTCATATTGTACGCATCTACTTTAGCTTGAGACACACCTACATCTTTTGCAGTTTTAATCCTTTGCTTTTCTTTACCTTTAACAACAATATCTTTTCCTGCAGATGATGTTTCAAGTATCGCAGTAGTTTTGACTTTTTTATCTTCTTTCTTTTGCTTAGCTGGAGACTTCGCTGCTATAGCTTTTACAATAGCTTCAGGAAGGTTTTTCTTTTGCTTAGCTGTTTGCTTTGCTGGAGAAGGAATCTTTCTAGTTTGATTATTTCCGTATACACCTGCTGGCCCTACGTTTAATAAAGGCTCTTCAACTTTATTCTTAGAATTAGTTTTAACTTCCGCTCTTTGCGTTATTGGTACATTTTTTTTTCCTGGCTTTCCCATTGTTACATTAGTTTGGTCGACATGTTAGTGTTAGCCCCCATGTCAGAGTTTATTTCGATTGGTTTTATTTCTTCTGTTATTCCTGTTGCTACTTTTCTCTTAACTTTTTTTTCTTCAGGCTCTTCGGTTTTTTTATTAACCGGTTTAAGGTTAGCTGTTTTTGGCTCAACCTCACCTTTAAAAGCTTTAGCAACTTCTAACCCAACATCTACAAACTTTTTATTTGTATCAGCAGCTCCTTGAACTAAAGAGTCATTCATTTTTAATGGACTGCTTTTGGATTTTGCTGTAATTGGATTTGCTCCTGCTCCTCCCATTTTACCACTATATCCGTCTTGAAAATAAGCTTCACCTCCGTAAAAGTTTTTCTTAATTTTCGTAGGAGATACTATATTACCAAATCTAGCCTCAGCTGCTTTTAAGTTGCCTGGCTCATCCCCTCCAATACCTTGTCTAGGTCCTGGTGCTGATTTTTCTTGAAAACCTGCTTTATTCTTTTTAAGCTCGCTAAATCTATTAGCTTGTCCTCTAAAGTTTAATCCCATAATTATGATTGTTTATACGCTTCGTCTTCCCATTCAAAATCAGGGTGACCCTCGTTCATTGTTGCTCTATCATACTTTCTAGCAGGAGTTCTAGTATCTCTTTTCCAAGTAACAGAATCTTCACTATATTGTAATCTACCGGTAGCCATTTGATCTAAATGAACTTTTTCATGAGCAACAGCATCTGCTACTTTCGCATCAGGAATCTTAGAACTAACAAAAATAGTTCCATCTCTATTAGCTTCAGCTTCAACCCCATCTTCTAAATCATCTTTGATTATCACGGGAGTACCGAATTGAGATGTTTCTTCGTGTATACCGAATATCTCAGAATGGGTTTTTAGCTTAAATGCCATTATCCTTTGTAACCAGATTTGTTTGCTGCTTGAGCATTTTCAGCGTAATGCTTTCTTGCTTTTGCGCTTAAATTTTGATTACTAGATTCTTTAATATCGTAAGACATGCCTTTATTCTTTTTAGCTGGAGACATATAATCTGCTCTAGTCTTAGACTGATCACCTTTCTTAGCACCCATCTTAGCTGGAGATTCATAATCTAATCTGCTTTTAGATTGATCGCCTTTCTTAGCACCCATTTTAGCGGGTGATCCGTTAGTTGCAATTGATTTACTTCCTCCTAATTTTTGTGGTCCAATACCTTTTCCGTTGTTTGCCATTGTAATTGTTTTTATTTTTGTTTTCTTTCTGCTTTTCTTTTTTCTCTTGCTTCTACTCTATTTAATCTTCTTCTTAGTCTTAAAGCTTTCTTTTTGTCTCCGCCAGCTAATGCCGCTTCTCCTTTTGCACGAATCCTTTGTGCTTTAGTTTGTTTAACTTCTTTTTTAGGAGTAACAACTTTTGAGGTTATTTTTGGAGCTACTGTAGGTTTAACGTCTTTCTTTTCTTTACCTATATTTTTACCTGACTTAACAATGTCTTCGGCTTTAGGTCCTTTTGGTTTTACATTAATAGCTTTAGCTTTTGGCTTCATCGTAGAAGCTTTAGATATTGTTTCATCGTAAGCCCAACCTTTAGCATCGTATTCAGCTTTACGTTTTGATGATCCCATTTTACCTTTAATTCCGGAATTAGAACCACCACCAATTTTAGCATCTGGTCTAAAAGCAAAAGGTATAAAATCTTTCTGCTCTCCTGCTGGTTCAAAGTTTCCAGCTGTGCTTATTTTTTTTGTTTTTCTAACTCCGTCCCCTGGAGCTAATGTATCACCGCTAGCTCCACTTTTTTGCTTTAAAGGAGTTATAGGTGAATACTTACTAGTTGTTTTTAAACAAGGTGCCTTAGGGGCCATTTTAAATGCCATAATTATCTATCTTTATCTTTTATCATATCATCTATAGCTTTATTAAAAACTTTATCTGTATATGTTTTATTCTTGTAAAATGTACTTCTTTCCGATGTTGGTAAATCTTCTTCAGCTAATAATATCCTATAAATTCTTGTAATTAATTGTTTGCATTTAAAAGAAGTTGTATAGGTATTAAACTTTTTTGTAGTTCTATTTCTTTCACTAAATACATTAATCCATCCTTCACGTCCTAATCTATCCCATCTAGCTTTATCCCAAGAATATGTGTATACACCGTTAATAAAATCATTACGTGTAAAAAGTTTTTTACAATCCAAGTATATTAATAATTCTAAGTCAGCATCCTTAAGGTTGTAAGTTTTACAGGCCCATCTTCTAACAAGCCTGTAATACTTAAATAAATTTATATCCCTCAAGTCTCCGGGACTTAGTCTCATTCTACTAAAACTATATCGTTAATAGTTATTACGTAATACATTATATCATCCCACTCAATTCCGTGACCTGCGTGTTTATCGTATCTAACTATATCTCCTTCTTTTATATGTTCAACTCTATCACCTACACTTATAACTTTAGCTTTCAAATATCTAATGTCAGTGTTTTGTGTTTCAGTTAATTCTAAGCCAGCTACCGTTTTCGGTGCTTCTTTTATTTTATCGATTATGATATAGTAATTAATTGCTTTCAAGAGATCTTACATTTGAGATTATACAATCTGCTGAGATTATCGTTGTTGCAACACTTACAGCATTTTTTAAAGCCGATTTAGTAACTAATACCGGATCTATAATTCCACTTTCAATCATTTGCTTATAACAACCACAAGTGGCGTCAATACCTGTTCCCCTCCATTCTCTATCAGGCTCTCCTGCTATTCGTTCTTTAGGTGTTGGTAAATCTCCATAACCAGCGTTGTCAAGAATAATTTCATAAGGAGCTTTAATAGCTTCTAATAATATTCCGTAACCATCATCCTTTACTTCAATAATTTGAGCAGCATTTAATAAAGCAACTCCACCTCCTGAAACAATACCTTCTTGTAAAGCAGCTTTAGTAGCATGAATTGCATCTTCTACTCTATCTTTCTTTTCTTTTAATTCTACTTTCGAATCAGCTCCAACATAAATAACACCAACTTTACCAGTTAGCATAGACAAACGTTGTTCTAGTTTTTTCTTAAGATAACCATTTGTTTCGCTTTCAATCTTGCTTTTAACTTCCAAGATTCTTTCTGATAAATCTTCTGTAACATTGCCAATTTGTAATGTTGTGTTTTTAGCGTCTGTAACGGACTTTTCAACCTCTCCTAATACGTTAGGATCTATTAAGTCTAAATCGTCCCCTAACTCCTCGTTAATGACTGTAGCACCTGTAAGGATAGCTAGATCTTCTGTAGCATCTTGCTTAGTTGGTCCAAATCCAGGTAAATCAACAATGTTTACTTTAATATTACCTTTAACCTTGTTTGCTAATAATGTTGCATATGGTTGTTGTTCCATAGCTGCTACTATTAACAAAGATCTTTTGGATTTAACTACATGCTCTAATATACTTTGTATTCTTCTAACGTTTGGTATTGAAGAGCTCACTATTAAAACATAAGGATTATCTAACACAGCTGTGCCTTTATCTTTATCTGTTAATAAATGAGGTGATTTAATACCCGCTTCAAATTGAGTTCCTTCCACAAAATCCACATAAGTTTCATTTGTTTCAGAATCTTCCATTAGAACGACTCCATTTTTTCCAACTTTTTCAAAAGCTTCTCCAATTTTGTCTCCAAGGTCTTGATCATTATTGCAGCTAATGTATGCAACTTGTCGTAGCATGTCACCTTCCACCGGTATACTGGTAGTGTCAAGATAATTAACAACTTCTTCATAACATTCCGAAACGCTGTCTTTAATATGTCTAATTTTTTCTGCACCCTTATAATTGTTTAATCCTGTTAGTAATGCTGTAGCAAGTACGGTAGCTGTTGTTGTACCGTCACCTGCTTCTCGCACTGTATTATTAGCCGCTTCCTTTATTAAAGTTGCGCCTATATTCTCGACCGGGTCTATTAAGACTACGCTTTCCGCAACGGTTACTCCATCTTTTGTTATCACCGGTCTGCCCATTCCGTCTTCATATATCACGCATTTTCCTGAAGCTCCTAATGTTGACTTCACTGCGTCTGATAATTTATAGACACCTGACAATATTTTATCGCGAGCTTCGTCTCCGAAACTCAAATTTTTTACTATTTGACTTGGTAAGTTAAATTCCATTTAATTGATTTAATTTGATTGTTGTATGACTACATAATTACGTAGTTAGGAATATATTAAGCCGGCGGTACTAATGGTCCCTCTGGTACTGGCTGTCCAACTATAAGGTTTATTGACACTGGTGCTATTAACAAGGCTATTTGATTAGCAATATTAGCTTCTGTTTCTAAAACCATTGTTTCTCCTATAGCTGCTTTAGTCCATGCTTCCACTTCTGTTTCAGTTACTTCATCCCAAGGAATAAAATTTGTTATATTGCTAGTATCTAAAGATGCCACCCCTATAACTGTAGCTTGAATAGGTATTCCTTCAGGATTTAAAACGTCAGATGTTCCATTCACTCTATAGTGCACTTTATATACTACATCTGCATTTCCTGCTTGTTCTATATAAGCTTCTACGTTTCTGCAATCCCAATTATAAATTATCATAGTTTATTGTTTTATTATTAAATGTTTATTTTTTTCATTGTAGTCATCAAAAGGAACATTCCATCCCTTATACTCGTTTATTAAATCTCTTATGCCTTGGTGATGTGCAACATGATTTCTATTTCCTTCGTAAAATTTATCATTTACTATAGAATACCTAGGAAAAAAGTAGTCATGACCACAACTTTCCCAAGTGTCAGTTAAATATTTTTTACTATCATTAAACAATATACTACATCCAATATTATTATATTCGCTCTCAGGATTATTTACAGAATCAAAGTAATAAGTAAAAAACTCAATATCGTTAGATTCCTTTGTGTAAACTACTATATCTAAATCCGATGTTGGATAAAACCCTCCATGAATCCTGCTTCCATAAATAAGAATATCATTATACTCTACATTTATATTTGACTTTATAGATTCCAATAAAATAGCCTTATCCTCTAAACTCCAATTCTGTATTAATTCCATTAATTTTGAGCTGTTATTAATCCATTTTTTATAGTCAATGTTCTTGTATTGCTATATTTATCTACAATAGTAAAAGTTGCAGTTACTCCTGTTGAACCATCTGAAGATTTGTAACCACTTGCTCTAATATTTCCGTTTACTTGAAGTTTTTCTGCTGGGGTTGTATCATTTATACCAACATTACCTAGATAGTCAATAGTCATTTTGGTCGCAGGACTAGAACCAGTACCACCCTGACTTGTTTGGAACTCTAATTGACCCCTACCCGGTGAACCTGTTCCAGGCGTACTCCTCAATCTTGATAATATCCTTGCATTTACATAACCATTTGTGTTATCGTCTTTAATACCAAACTCAATTCTTCCTGTTTCTTGATTAGTAGAACCACTTGTATCGGAATTCATTAAAAGTATACAAGCCGCAGAATTCGTGGCCGACCCGGTAATAAACAAATCTGCATCACCCCCGGCTTGAGGATTCCCGGTAAATGTGTTATTTATATTAACCCTACCTATAGAACCGTTATAGAGCGCTGTTTGTCCTAAGTTTCCACTAGAAGTAAAACCTGCAATAAAGCCAGATGTTCCGCTACCGCTTAAACTACCAGCTAAAGAAAGTAAATCTGCGATTTCAATCTGAACATTATCGTCCGTTTCGTCACCATCGTATGCAAGTAATGTTACACTAGATGTATCCCAGTTTTGCGGACTACCTTTAGTTGCTAATCCATCTATGGCTAATCCAAGATTTGCATTAGTACCATCAGTGGTGACAGCAAGACCTTTTCTATTACCAGCAGTTAAAACACCAACCTTGTCAGATACCACGGACGTAGTTGGCGCTCCGATAAAACTTCTAATAGCGGTAGGACTACTACAGAAGCGTATATAATTATCGCTTCCATTATTAACTCTAAAAGCCATTCCTCCAGATATAGTACTTTGGTTAGCGTAACTAGATCTAAATAATCTTGCAAAAATATCTGCAGAGCCATTTCTATAAGCAATTGTATTCGCTGTAGCTGCGGTTGTTGCGTTTGAAGTTACTGTAAACGTGGTATTACCACTTTGATTTGCAGTCGCATCCATAGATCCACTTAAACCGCTACCTGAAGTTCTTCCATCAATTTGACCATTGCCAACAGGAGTTATAGCAGCATCTACATACGCTTTATTAGCTGCATCTGTACTTGATGATACTGTATCTACACCTTGTATTCTACCTGTTCCACCAAGTACAATGTCACCTCCATTAACATATAAATCCTCACCTACTGTAAGGCCTTCATGAGTACCAACACTTGAATCGTCTAAATCCTCTAGCTGAGCCCCTGTTACAGCATAACCTG